CTCCATTTATACTATTAGCGTATATCGAAGTTACATTTACTAAATTTGGATTTGCCATAATATTGTCCTAATTTTACCCGAAAACCAAAGCCATTGCTATAGCTTTACCTGTTGTTGCCGCACCTGACCCACCTATATTAAGTGAAGATGCAACATTTAAATCTGTTAAAGCGTCAATCATAGCTCCGCCTGAACCTGCTCCGTCAGAATAAACTACAGAGGTCATCCCAGTTGGAATGGTAACTGTAGCTCCTGAACCTTGTTTAATGATAATACTTTGAGAACCACTGGTAGCATTTTCTATAATCCATACTTTTGAAACTGTATTTGGTCCAATTGTAATCGTACAAGTTGAATCTAAAGTTCCAGTATACTTTAAAAACATAGCTCGACCTGCGTCTGCTGATCCGTCTGCTATTGTTGTGGTATGAGTGTCTGCGTTAGTTGTTATGGCTTCTGTTCCATAACCAAAAGCATCACCAATGAGTTCTAAATTGGTGTTAGTAGAATCACCCCAAGTTCCGCTTTCGTCACCTGTTGCAATTTCTTTTAGTCTTAAATCGTTTGTATAAGCTGCCATAATTTGTTCCTACATTCTATATATTAAACCAAAAAACTCAAAGTGTATACCCTATGCTGCTATATTTCTCCAATTAGGTGTTTGACTGTCTATAACTGGTGACCACACATTAAGTGTGCTTACACTTGCTGTGACAGAAAATCCTGTTAAGGTAACGGTTGCCTCTGCATCGGTTGTAATTGACCCAAGGATTCCAACCGCTACATTAGGTGCAAGTAAAGTAACTGCGTTAGATGATCTTGTTGTAATTGTACCAATTGCACCTGTTGCTGCTACACCTGTTGTAATAATAATAGTAGCTTCCGCATCAACCAATACTGAAACATTGCCTAAAGTAGCACTTGCCCCAGTTAAAGAAACTTTTGCACCTGCTTCAGGTGTTACTGTACCTAAAGCAGAGGTTCCAACCTGACTAGCTGGAGTGATGTTGGCTTTACCAGTTACACTGGCTATGGTTCCTAATGCTGAAGTGCTTGATAATCCTGATGGAGTAGCATTAGCATCTGCGTTGATTGTGACTGAAACTGCGCCTAGTGTTGCTGTAATGCCAGCTACTGCTGCAACAGCTTGTCCGTTTACTCCAGGTGCTGTTAAGGCTGATGTTGCTGATAGTCCAGTAAGTGTAACTGGTATAGATCCTTGACCCCACTCGAGTTGACCCCAAGTGCCTCGACCCCAACCGTTAAGAAAAGCCATTTAAGGCTAGGCGATTCTTATAATCGCTGTAGATGCAGCTGCAGCAGGAAATACTATAGTAAAATCCCCAGCAGTAGAAGTTTTATCGCCACCAAAATCAATGGTCGCAACAGATCTATCAGCGTTAGTATCGTTGTAGATCATACATCCTCTAGCAGTGATAGTAGCTGTACCAAATGTTAAATCAGCGAAGTCAGTAAAGCCAGTAGTTCCTGAACTTGTAGGATTAATATTAGTTAAAGCTGACCCACCTGAAGTGTAATTGGTGCCACTGGCTTGACCTGTAGTAGTAAAAGCAGTTGTGGTAGCTCCTAAAGTTGCTGATGAAGTATACAGAGCTAGTTTAAAAGAATTACCACCAGACGCTAGAAAATTATGTTTAGCTTCTAATAGTTCTTTCTTAAAACTAGTTGTTAGTGTAGATGTAATTGCCATGTTAAAGTTCCTTTAATATTTTAGCTAGGTCTTCGTGACCTTGTGCATTTAATAGATTTCGCATTGTACAGCGTTCACTATTAATTGCCTCTTTTATATGGTAAAGTATTGCAGAATAAATAGCTAGTCTAAAAGCTTCAGCTTGTTGTCGTATGTGTCCATCAGCATTTTCTGAAATACCACAAATTCTAGCTGTACATCTTTCTGCCCAAAACTCTGGTGGATGTCCTCTGTTTTCTGAGGTGACTACACCTAATTGACCTAATTTAAGTTCTGTGTCTACTTCTATCATTTAATACCTCTTAGCTTCGGGTGGTGTGTCCAACACAGTTCTGATTTCTGTGATGTTTTTTAATTTTTCTTCCTGCATTATTTTATTATACTCAGAAAGTTTTACTTGATGGTAAGTTTTGTTATTATCAAGAATTAAAATATCAGGATCATCAAGTCTGTGATAACCATAAACTCTTTTTTCTATAGGACAGTCCGTGTCAAGTAAACCTGATCTAGCTGCGACATTTACAGTCATTCCTCTTTCTATACATTTGGATAACCAAAACTCACAGCATGCTTTTCCTGCTTCAGCAAAATGTAGATTACCTCTATAACTAAAGTCTATACCAAACAAATTTATACTACCAACTTTGTTATATAAAGCAAAAGCGAATGCAAAAGGAACTGTGTTATTTAGATATGCACAATCTGCATCTTGTACAACTTCTTGTAAAGGGTAAAGAACTGCAGAAGGGCATCTCTCATCTAGTTCACAAGTATAGATAGGTGTATCAGCTACAGGCAACCACCGTCTCATAATATCTGTCTGACTTCCTGCGTCATCAGTATCCATAAACCTACTAACTGGATCTAACATAAACACTCTATCACATTTTGTAATAGCTCCCATGCAGTTTATCCCCCAGACTTCGTCATAGGTTTTTGAATGCACTAAACTAAGGTGATAGTCTAATTGACTCTCGCCCATAGCAACAATGGCAATATTCTTGCCTTCGAGTTTATCTATCCTCATGCTTGTGGTGGTCTTCGTATCTCATCATATCTGTACTGATCTCTAGTTGATTTACCCTCACCAAGATTTTTAATTCCTAGTAGAGCTTCTTGAAACTTAGATTCGTATACTGGTATTGCTTCATAATTTTTGAGATACGTGCATGCTTCAACTAAACTGCCATACAGCATAGCATTTGGAGCATTCTCAGACAACCATGTTGTTTCACTTCCTGTAGTTGTGGTAAGTGATGCTGGTCTGTAGTAGTAATGCAGTTCAACTTCATAAGCTGAATCTGGTGCTGGTGCAACCATAAAAGTATTATTGTCAAACTCTGCGTAATACTTAGGAAGTCCTGTTGTGGACGCATTAGGACTATAATCCCTAATGAAAGAAACTTGTTTTAGTAATAGATAGTTGTAGTTACTGCTGCTGTCTATGACAGCCATACTAAATGGTGCTAAATAATCTGTAGGACATTGAAGATAAGGTCCAGAAGCTGTAAAGTTTCCAACTTGATTTTTTCTAAAGTCATCTAACTGTACATTTTTAAATATGCGTTCTTCTGTTGTTGTTATAAAAGTGGGTAGGTTCGTTACAAAACTGGTCTCAGTACTATCTAGATAGTCTTGTATTGCTGTTTTTAAAGTTGTATATGTATAACTCATACTGACACCGTTACATTGCCTACAGCACCAGTCGATTCTGGTAAACTGTATGTAGAACCTATCGTGTCACTGTTCACTGCATACATGATGGGTGAACTTACCCCATTAGAGTCTTTGGGGTTGCTTACTCTAACAACACCTAAATTTATTGTTGATTTAACATCAGGTCTGGGGTTTCGTAGTGCTTCTGGGTCTACAGTTTTTCTAGTTGTTATAAGTTGTGGGTGTTTAGGATCATACATGTCTGGTCCAACTAATAGACCGTTCCATGTTTTTTTCATGTCGTTTAATTTGTATCTAAACCCACTTATGTCACAGATACCATATGCATTTTTACCACTTGAGTATGCCATTAGTATCTTATCCTCGGTGTAAGGTGTACACTAGCTCTGTCTCTATCTTCATCTGCAGCCCTGTTAAAACTTTCTTCATAGTCTATTTTTAAAAGACCTGCTTTTTGTGGGTTTCTTTTTAGACAAAGTTGATAAGCTAAACCCAGTGTCATACATTGTATAAAACGACTAGGTACTTCTTGATCTTGTGCTGAAGCTGTTACATCGTCTATTCTTTGTATTCGGTAACTTATAAATTTATATGTGGTTGTGTTGTCTGGTGTAGGATAAAGATATAAAACTGGAGTTTCTTTTCTATCTACAAAATATTGAGAAGGTCTTCCTGTAATTGTTTTGTCTGGTAAACTTAGATACTCCGATCTACTTATCCTATCTATCGATATGTCGCTGTAAGATGAGCTAGTTGTACTGTCAAATACTCTGACAACTGCTTCAAGTACATCTACATCATACGAGTTTAATGTGTATGTTGATGTACCTGAAGTTAAGTCTAGTGTGACTTGTTCTACTGTCCACAGATTGATACCTCTGTTCGCCCAATCGGAAAACATTATATTGAGGGATCTTCTTGCGGTTGCAGCATCGTAGCCTGTACGCATTTCAAGTCCTGCTAATTCAAAAGCCTCTTCTATAACCTCAGCTGTGTTGAGGCTAAATACCTTAGAATCAGAAGTAGCCATTTATCTAAAACTCTTTAAATAAAGTTAGTACAATAACATACGAATCACCACTTGTGTGACCTGTAGTTGTTAGTAGTATATCTCCTGTTTTTCCACTACCTGAGGTGTTCCTAATCCCACCGAACTCTGAAAAATCTTCAGCAGTTGTGTAGTCTGCATTAAGATCCCAACAGATAGTATTAGTAGTAGCATCCCACAAAAGTTTGACACTCATACCAAAAGTTGAATAAACGATTTTAGCTAACCTAACTCCTGTGCATGCTTTACCATCACTAGTTCTAGTTGCTAAACCACTTACATCAACTTTATTTACTGCTGACTCACCTGTACCATCAGATGTGTTGGTCAGCTGAATAACAACTGACCTATCACTATCTGACAGAGTGGTTGAAGTTACTGCGTCTGCCATATGTTACTCCTTAAGAAGCTACGTCGTAGCCGATTATCTCAATCATAAAACGACCAGCAGTGTAAGTAGCATCGCCTGTGCCTTGACTTACTAGATATAAGTATTGGTCAGCAGTAATATCTCCACCAGCAACCATAGTACCTGCAGATGCAGCACCAGCGTTGATGATTTGAGTTTCTGTTAAATCTCCAATAGCTGTATCGTTTACACCTGTGCCTTCAGTAGCTGAGTATAGATCAATGTCTGTGCTTCCACCAGCTGGAGTTTCTACACATGTCATTGTCACACCAAAAACAACACCTTGATTAGCTGTTGTAACCTGTGCTATATAAGCAACACCTGAACCATCTTTACCAATAATATCACCTGCAGTTCCACCATCTTTTAACCCAGTAAGGTCAATCATAATAGTAGATTTTACAATGTTAACATTAGTATCAACATCACTTTTTAGTCTATCAACCTGAGTGATATATACTGCTGCTGTACCTTCAATACCAGCACTTCCTACAGCTTCAGCTGACATTTTAGTACCGCTAGTTACAGTGATTGCACCAGTAGTTGAATTTTCTGAGATAGTTTGAAAACCATTTTTGGAGCGGACTGGTCCGCTAAAAGTTGAATTTGCCATAATTTCCTCCTAGGAAAAAAGTTCTACTGTCTTGGCTTGTCTGCTAGGTCAGTCTGTAGAACAAAATTAATAAACCCTAGACCCTTAGTCTATATCAATTCTGCAAAAAAAGAAAGGGGAGCATATAGCTCCCCTTTACAAAGAAATGGATTATTTACGCTCCAGGGGATCCGTAAATACCACGCCAGTCACTAAAGCCGAAAGAATATCTTTCTCTAGCTTTGTAACGCATGTTTCCAGTCTCGAAGTCACCTTCCATACCAGTTGACATTGGACTTCTAACGAAATGCTTTAATCCATTTGGTGCGTCAGTCTTAATGAAAAACGCATCAGTGTCGGTTAAGAAGTGGTTTACCACATAACCGTCAGGAAGCATGCTCATATTTCTAAGAGCGTTAATATCGTTATCAGATGTGCCTACTCTGTTAGGAGTGTTTATCAATCTGTCAGCAACAAACTGAAGTGCTGGTGGAACGATTAACTTTCTAGCTTGAACATTGGTTTTTAAACCACGCTCATCTTTAAACGCAGAGATATCTATCATTGCATTCTCTAGAGAAGTTTCATTCAAATCAGCAGCAGTACTTGGCTCATTCGCTTGATCGCCTGCCGTTAAGGTAGGGTGATCAGTTGTCATGAGAGGTTTTCCATCTCCTCCTGGGAAGGAAGTAGAGAAACCGTTATTAAGTACATTCGCAGCTTTTACTTGCTTAGTTTGACTCATTGAACGAGCCAATGCTTTAGTATATCTAGCAGATATACTATCGTACAGATTGTCTTCTATAGCTTCTTCTGTTAAAGCGAAAGCCAATGCTACAGTCTCGTGTGAGTACCTAGCAGTGAAAGTTTCTTGCGCATAGTCATATGTGACTGCTGCACCCTCACCTTTCACTGGTGCTTCACCAAAGCCTGAAAGCATAACTTCCTCTTCAAACGCTCTGTCTGAATTCTCTGTATCAAAGATTTCAGTATGCTCGTTCTCGTATCTGCTATACTCAAGACCAAAAAGTGCGTTCAATCCTGGTTCTAGTTCTTGGACTAGTTGTGCTCTATTAATTGCCATTATTAATCACCTTTTAGCTATTGCCGAACACAGAAGCTGGGAATGTCACATACACTCTAGCGTATTGTCCAATAGAATTAGATGGCTTATCTGGGAAGCCTACTACTGTCGCAATACCACTAGAAGTTGTAGTTGTCACACCTTCTTTTGATCGACCTGTTGAAGAATCACCTGCAGTTGTCGAAATCGTATTAGTTGTTCCGATAGATGCTTGAGTAGGAGTACCAGTAGACTGAGCCTCGTAAACAATATCTGGATCAACATAAACATACGCTTTCGCATTTGCAGAACCTAAAGTAGCAGTATCAGCAGTCCACATCTTTGAAAAGACGATTTCTCCTGTTGTTGCTGTATATTCCACACCTGCAAATACACCTAATGGAGTACCTGTCGCAGTACCTTGAATAACCAATCCACTTGAGAGATTTACTACATCGCCTGAAAAAATCGAAGCGTTAGTAGCACTTGCTATTGCAAACTCAGATGGTCTGATTGTTCCACCAGACATATGATATGCAGGAGTAAAACCGTCTGGGTCATTTACATTTGCCATGTTATTTTACCTATAAAATATGTTGTTAAAAATCTTAGTTTTACCTAAGAACCTTTTCCGAAAGTCACTTTACTTTGCCTATTAGGTCTACTAATTGGCATAGAAGGATCGCTTTCTCTCATCAAATCTGTGTCAACAGCACGCATCGCGTCTGCGGTAAGACCATCGAAATAATCTTTCCGTTCATTTACTGTTTCCTCAGGAATCCTTGCCAGGATTAACCCACCTACTCCGATTACACCTGCATGTCTTCCGTCTTGTATCGTTGGAGCTTCGAAATCTGGATACTCTTCAGCACGAACAGGCTCAAAGCCTTCACGTAAACGCTTAGACATATTAGTCTTATCGTCCTGACCTAGTATAGATTCTCTAATCCATCGATGCTTGAAACCAGAAGGGGCTGGAGGTGCATCTAATGCAGAAGGTTGTTTCCATGGTGTTCTGCGAGATGTTTTATCTCGAGATTGAGCAGATCTAGGAGACCGATCTGTACCAACAGATTGCTCTACTTCGTTAGTTGTATTTTTTTCTGTCATAGTTTACTCCTATTGTTTAACATACTTTGCATACTCTTCAAGAGGCACACCTAGTTTTTTCGCTATTGCTACTTGACTCTGTGTGAGTTTTATCTTATTACTGCGTGCCTTATTCGTTCTTGCTTGTCTTGTAGGACTAGCGACTCTCTGCACGGGAGAGTCTGAAACTTGTTCATTGGAATCAGTATAGTTCCTATTTCCAAAATTGGAAAGTCTGTTGTCCAATTCCTTATAATAGTCATCTGTTGCTCCATCATAACCTTCATCCATTAATTCACGATGGATACCAAAAGCTGCAAAAGTTAATGCTTGGTCTTGTCCGAACCAAGAATTATTTTTTGCCCATTCTTGTGCCTTTGGATCAGGTTCAGGTGGGGCAGCAGGTGTAGGTGGGATTACTGTTTCATTTACAGGAACCTCTTCACCATTCTCAGCTGCTTGTTTTCTTTTTTCAGAAACACGACGCAAACTTTCAGACTCTACAGAAAGACGAGAAAGTTTCTCATTGGCGGCAATCATTTGATCTGCATCACCTCTTTCATATGCATCTTTATACTCAGCTTTAGCAGTTTCTAGTTCTGTTTTGACTCTGCTGTCATACTCAGTAAACATTGCATTGTTAGCAGTGTCTGCTTTTTTCTTAAGTTTAGCGTTCTCGTCTTGAACTTTTTTCGCCCAAGTTAGTGCTTCTTCGTTTTGTCTCTCAGTTTCCCTGAGCTTATATGTCAGTTTGTTGATTCTTTTCTGAACTGAGTCACTATACTCTTCCTGTTCAGATTTTTCATCGGAAGCTTCTACAGTTTCCTTTTCTTCAACAACACTTAAACCGTCTTTTTCTTCTTTCTCTTCAATAGGAAGTTCAACTTCTACTGAACCTTCCTCTTCTTTTTCTATGGCAAGATTTTCTTCTTGTTGCATGGTTTCCTCCATGGTGGTTAATAATCGACTGCTTCTGGGTCAGGTATTCTGGCTAGAATCTCATCGTCATTTAATAAACGAAGTTCTCCTCCGTCTATTTTAAATCTAGCTCCAGCATATCTGCCGAAAAGCACCCATTCGCCTTTCTCACACCAAGCACCTTCAGGAAACTTTACAGAATCCTTATATGCGTCTGGTCCGAGAGAGATAACATATCCTACAACTGAGGATACTGTGTCTTGTTCTATAGTGTTTTTAACTAATTGTATTCCACCATCTGTTACTGCTGATCTACCTCTAGGTAGTATAAGTACTCTGTACCCTGTAGGTTGTGGTAGAACATCAACTTGTGAAGCTACTTCTTCTACAGTTTTTTCTTTTGGTACTTCTTGTTCTAATTTTTTATCAAAGTTTAGAACTTGGTCTGGTATGCTACTTTTCTTAGTCGTCAATTTCTTTCTCCATGTTTTTACGCAGGTCTATTATTTCTTGTTCGGCAGAGCGAAGACCTGATATCTCTCCGACGACGCGTTGGTATTGCTCATAATTAGCAACACTCCCTGAGGATAGAGTTTCTTCTAAACTAGAAATACGATCTCTGTACTTCTTGAGTAGATACTCAACAACTTTTATATAATCCATTAATCAGAACTGTGGAAATTTAAACCTTTTGTGGCTGCTCCTGTTCCTCTAGTTTTAACAATCTTTTTACCTGATGGCATACCACCGTGACCTAGCTTTTCTTCTTTGTAAGAACCACCGTCACCCATCTCTTTGTACACACCACCATCTTTCATTTTTCTAAGTTTTGCGAAATCTTCACCTTCTAAAACTTTAGGATCACCAGCCATTGCTGCTATCTTCTTTTGTTTTTTAGAATATTTTCCGTATTTACCTTTTGGCATAATTTTCTCCTATGCGAGTTTTGTTGGTTTTCTGCGTTTGTTATCGACTGCACCACAGCCTTTACTCTGTACGAATAAACCTCCGTCTTCCATTTTCAGCATTGTACCTCCTGGCATTCCGTTTTTTAATCCGCCACCAGCCATGTTGTATATACCACCATCTTTCATCTTAGCAGTTTTTGCTGCGTCTTTGAAATCTTTTGCGGAAGGAGCACCTTTAGCACCTTTGGCTCTAGGTTTTCTGCCTTCAGCTTTCTTCTTATTGATGTTGTAGTAGAGACCTTTCTTAACAGTTCTACCATCTTTAGTTACATGTGTATCTTTACCCATTATTCACTTGCCTCCTCAGCATCTTTAACTTGTTTTAAAATTTCACCATAAGATTTCTGTGCTTTTAACTCTGCGTCAACTGCATCTTTTTCTCTTGCAGCTGCAATTTTCTGTTGAGCTATGTCTTCGTTTTTATCTGCTTTAGCTAACGCAACTTGTGCGTCGATCTCTGCCTTAGTTAGCTCTGTTTGTGCACGAAGTTGATCAGCTGTTTGTTTTCTTTGTATTTCCATACCTTGTAGTTCTAGTTGTTTGTTAGCTAGATCTATTTCTGGTTGTTGCTGTGCGATTCTTTGTGCTTCTATTAAGGCTTGTTCCTGTCCAGTAATTTCTTGTGTAGCTTGTGCTGCCATCATAGCAATCTGGTTCTGTACTTCCATCGGCACAGGTTGTCCTTCTGGTGGAAGTTCTATACCTTGTTGTGCTAACAGTTCTTGTACTTGTAATCTGTATTTAAGAGCTTGATGTTCTTGTATATGTGCTTGTAGTGCAGCAACGGCAGCAGGGTTTTGTTGTACTGCTGGATTCTGCATAAATGCCATATGTGCTTGTATATGAGCATCGTGGTTTTGTTCTATAAATGCTTTCAAAGACATGCCCATCATGGCATCTTGGTTTTCTTGTATTGGATCTTTAGGTTGTGCTTCATCGAGAGGCATTAAAATTTCATCAATGTTTTGTACACCTAAAGCTGAATACATTTTATAGTAAGCCTCTCTCATGTCGTGTAGTTGTGGTGCACTTTGAGCTAGTTGTAACTGTGTCTGTGCTAGAACAACTCTTTGGCTCATACTAAAAATGTTTGGGTCACTTACTGGTATGATGTCTACTTGTCCGTCAAAATCTTTTGCGTAAATTGTACGAGAACCACCAACAACATCGTATGGATATTCTGCGGGAAGAGATTCTGAGAAAACTCTAGCAAGAATTTTAAATTCCATCTTCTGTGCAAAATGTAAACGCTTGTGTATGGCTGACATAATTTTACTGCCACGCTCTAACATCGCAATCGTTGTACCAACAGGAGCTTCTTGTCCCATGTCACCAATCTTCATGTCTGCAATATTAGCAAAACGCTGACCACTCTCAACAATCACACCTAATAATTGTGCAAGCACACCACTTGGTTCTTTATAAGGTAGTGGCATAAGTGCGTCTCTTATAGTTCCACCTGGAACATCGACATCACGCCATTCTCCTGGTTCTATAGGAGTATCATCGTCACGGATTCGCATACCTCTAGCCTTAAACCCAGCTGGTAGGTTGCTTAAAGTACCTGCGTCAACAAGCTGTCTTAATATAGCAGTTGCTGACTTACTTAGTCCTCCAATCATGTGAATAAGCCCAAAACCGTAAAAACCGAGTCCTGGAAGGAACTTATAGTGAACAAAGTACTCTATTTTCTTCTTCAAAGGGTCATCTGGATTGAAGTTTCTACGGATAGAAAGGACTTGATTACTCTCTTTTATGATCGTTATGATATAAGGTAGAGCGATTCCAGTCTCTTCACCGTCAATTGTGTCTTCAAAACCTTCTAAATTTGCATCAACATGCATCTCGAGGACGGTAAATGTCTCAGGACTAGCTGGTTTAGAGACTCCAGTGATGTCGTCTATCTTCTGTTTGACTCCTGCGAAGTCTTCAGCTGAGCCAATACTTGGTTGTCCAATCTCTATATCCCTATATACACCTGCTTGTTGCATTTTTCGGATATGGTTTTCCGACATCTGTATAACATGGGTAGCTCTAGGGCAGTCCAATAGGTCTGTAGTGGCATAAGAAACAATAAAGTCTTCCGCCATAATGAAATTACTAACTGCTCTAGCTTTAGAGGGATCATAATAAACTTTTTTAAACGCAGAACCAGATAAAGGTAGGTAGAAAAGTAGTTGATCTAGTTCTGGATCGTACTCTTCCATGTTGTAAGTTATCTGATAGTTCATAAACTCTTTGACTCTTTGGCATTGTGCTTCTTTTTCTGCGTCAGCAACACCTAGAATCTGTGATTTTACAGGTCCATCGGCAGGTAACAGTTCTCTATAGGCTTGTGCTTGAAACTGTGCTACAGATTCGGAAAGTAGAGGGTGATGTACACCACTAGCTCCTGCGAAGGGTTCAGTTCTATCTTCAGTTTTTATACCTAGTAAGTCTAGACCTTTAGTAAATGTTTCTAACCATTCGCGTCTTGACTCTTCGTCTTCTTCAAAGTCTGAGATTAAATTTATAGAAAGTGTGTTAAGGTCGGTTTCGTTTATAACTTCTGCTAAATTCTGATTGAAGTCTTCAAGAGGGTCAGGAACTATGTCAATCATAGATTCCTCTTCTTCACCTTCGATCACAATGTTTTCAGGCAGGATGTCTTCTATTTGTTCAGGCACTTCTACTTCTGTGCCCTCGCCTTGTAGCATGGAATCTAAAATTGTTTTTTCTACTGCCATTATATTTTCAAATCATACGGTATAAAGTCATCAATAGTAAACTCGTTTTCTACGATAGGTCGGTTCTTCCTCGTAGTCTGTATCTAGTCTCACGAATCCACCTTGCCTAAATCTCATCAGTGCTTGAGTTGTACTGTCGACTAAATCGTCATGTTCACCGTTAGGAAAATCAGAAACTTCGTCCATTAATTGTTCCGCCCAGTTGTTTTCTGGCACCCAAACATACCCACCACTAAACAATGGAGTACATGCATTCAATCTAGCAATCTTATCTTGCCCACGACTTGGCGTAAATGTTTGTACAGGGATACCAATAGCTCTGAGTTCTTGGGTAAGAGGCATACCTGATGCCTTGCCTTCGATAATGACACTTTCGGGATCCCAATCTTTATATTGTTGTAACGCTTTCGCCTTGAGTTCAGGGAAAGAAAGCCTCTCGCGAACTGAGTTCAAAAGTATGATATGTGCTTCTTTGCCTGTGTAGTGTTCTTCGCCTATCATCCCTTCAGGATAGAAGACACCCCATGTAGTTATCGCAGAAAAGTCGGCTCTTTCAGTTTTCAAAAAAGCCGTGTCGTAACTTTGTATTATATATTCGACATTCGGAGCGTGGTCTCGATCCCAAATTTTAAACCACTCTCGATTAATAATACTTGCCCCTTCGCCTGTTGGATTTTGCATGTATTCTGCTGCCCACTTACTCGGAGAGATAGATGCCTTAATCTTTTCTAGTTCGGGAAGTGGCCAATATCCTGGCCAAAGAGATTTACCTGAAGGCAGAATGGCAGGGAGTTCAATAATCTCCCACTGATCGGTCTCGTCAGATTCCATCATCTTTTTCACAACACGACCAGTCAAATCTTTTTTAGACCACCGTGTCATAACCATAACAATCGCACCTCCAGGCTGTAACCTTTGCCGAGGTCCTGTCATGTACCACTCATAGGCATCGTCAAGTGCGTTAGCACTCATGGCATCTTGTTCCGAGTGTGGGTCGTCAATAATAAATAGATCCGCACCCCTTCCTGCCAATGCACCTCCGACACCAGAGGCAAAGTACTCACCGTTCATTGTTCCGTCTTTCGTTCTTGTTTCCCATCGACCTGCTGCTTTACTTTCAGGATTCAGTTCGACATTCGGGAAAACATCTTGATACTCTTTGCTGTCGACAAGGTCACGAATCTTACGACCAAACCTAACTGCCAAGTCTGCGGTGTGTGTTGCCTGTATAATCTTGAGTCCTGGTCGTTTGCCAACGAGGTACGCTGGGAACATGTAAGAGGCAAACTCACTTTTGGTATGACGTGGTGGCATATTAATAATTAACCGTTTAAGTTCGCCAGAGGCAATACGGTCAAATGCCCTCGCCATGATGCGATGATGCTCACCTTCTATAAAGTCCGACCACATGGTTTTGACAAAAGGTAAAAAATTAGTTTGTATGGTTTCTTTTTTCTGGAGCTCCGCCAATCGTTCCGATAGTTCGAGGTGCTCGGTCAAGAGTTCTTCGGGAATATGCTTTAGGCTATCGTCATTCATTTAAATTTTTGTTGCAAAATTTTTTGTGGAACAAGGACTGGGAACCAACGCGAAGTTTTTATATAAAGGTCACACATGCAGGGGGGGTCACGATGCTCTGAGGCAATATACCTTGAGTTCTCCAGGAAAAGAATCCTAGTCATTTGACTCTTGTTGTTCTGGAACTTCATCATCAACCTTCTCGCCTTGTACAGTGTAAGGAGTCGATGGTAGAATGCCTCCTGACTGTTCGTGAAGTTCCTTAATACGCTCGATAATCTGCAACTTTGTCATGTCCGATGTCTTATTGACTGTTAACTCCTTGCGATCGACATATAATCCTGCTGCTTTGCCTCGATTTATTTCAGCAGTTACAGCTGCACCAAATGCATTGTTCGAGACTGCTTGGTCTCTCAGTTTTTCCAGGTTCTCGAGGTGATTGACCAATGTTAATGTGGCTTTCGCAGCACCTCTGTTCTGCAACTCTTGGATCCTGCGTTGTACTAAAGGTTCGTTGTTCGCCAAGAAGGCTCCAGCTCTAGATGCATTCTTGTGTGAATAACCAGCAAGGACGGCAGCCTCCTTTAAGCTAGTTCCCGATGCAACTGCTTGGGCAAACTTTTCTTGTTTTGGTGTCAACTTCTTTTCCTTGGGTCTATGTTCCACAGTTCCTCCGTCATGCACTGCTCTATATAAGGTCAATGGAGAGCGTGTTTTCCATATTCTATACCTAAACTCTTGCTATCGTAAAGGTTTCCCATATATAGTCCATATTACTCTTCACATCTAATAACCTTCTAATAACCTTGTCTAATACGCTGTATTCTCTTCTACAAGAGTCATTTGGCAAGATCCTATTAGACTATTACCCAATAAGAAACTTTTCGTGAACACACTTCAACAAATCCACTCCTCATGAATAAGCCAATAACCAATATGAAAATGGCTCCGAGTGGAGCCATCTATTGAGGAAGATACTTATTATTATCTATAGAACTACATGAAACTTTTGTGGGCAGTCTAGATACTCTTCAAGCTCAATCCTTGTAAGATCAGCAATCCAATGCTTTAAATTTCTACACGAGCAATAATCCCAGAAGCCATCAACAAAATTATTGGCTCTGAAACCCTCGAGACAAAACTCTTGGTCGTCGTCGTGCCAATAGATTGTTATATTGCTGTCAGTAAAACAAACCACTTCGTCTGCATTTTTCTTTTTGACTATTAGTTCGCTGACTGCGTTAATTAAATCTCTCTTTTTCATAATTATCTCCTTTCTTAAATATCGATTAGTTATACCACGAAAGCCGAGTATAAAACTCGGCTAGTGGGGTGGCTAGAATTAGACTAGCAAGAAACCATTACCAGCAACATTTAGAATAGTGCGGTTAGCTCTTGTAACCCATTCTAGTTGGAAGATTGCGGTTACTCTAGTTGTACCAGGAACACCAACTATAATAGGCTTACAGTCTTCTAAGCCAAATTTAACAAGAGCCTTATTAAGATTCTCTATAGTGGCGTAAGTTCTTTGGTTTTCGTCGATTACTTTGTACATATTTATCTCCTTTCTTATTTATGTACAATTCATTCTATAGGAATCTGCAACAAAGTAAAGGAGTTTAATAAAAATAAATGACTTTTTTCTCGAGCAAAAAAATGGCTCCCAGAGGAGCCATTTATTAGTGGGTAAACTTTAGCCGATAAAGACATTAGTAAAACCGTAATCGCTAGTGCGGTATCTAACATTGATACCAGTGCCGTGCTCACTAGTGTTTTTTGCCTCGCCTTTTTCTGCGAAACCTTTCTGTTTTAAAGCAGAAACCTCGTCTGCCTCTTTACAAGTTTCTAGGAAGTTTTTCCAAGGAAGAGGTACTGAACCAGCAGCACTGTATGGAAAATAAGTGTCGCTGTAAGTATCGTCTTCGAACGAACCACTATTGCCAACTTCTGTTCTAATCTGATGATAGACAGCAGTACGCACATACAGGTTTACTTTGCCATATTTGGCAGGGTTATTTTTTAAACCTTGTACAATTTTCCTAGCTTGAGTGCCAGATAGGCAGTAGTCAAAGTTCTCTTCTTTGTAGTTTTCGTCGTTAAATTTAGTCATTATTTTCTCCTTTCTTAATTAACTATGAGAATCATTCTACGGGATTCTACAACAAAGTAAAGGAGTTTTATTAAAAAATGTGAATTAATTTTTAGACCGTTCCCGAAGTTCACTACTAGAGAATTTGTGACTGCGTTTATTAAAGTAACATTTGTCAAGAGTCTCGTCGCGACCAGTGAATTGTTTGTGCCTATACTCCTCACCGATAATACGCACATCCCATCGGAGTCCTTGTAGAATATCCATGACATCTTTTTCAGATTCGTACACCAATATTTCATCGGCATGTACACAAGCCTTAACTTGTATCTGTCGCTCTACCAAACTTTGAACAGGC